ATGAAAAAATTGAATGTTGCAATTGTAGGATTAAGTTTTGGTCTTGAATTTGTTCCCATCTATCTGGAACATCCTGATGTGGAATCCCTTACTCTTGTGGAAACGAATGTAAATTTATTAAGGACTGTTCAAGAACGCTATGGCATTCCCGATGAGAACTGTTTCACCGACCTTCAGCAAGTATTGGATAATCCCAATATTGACGCTGTACATTTAGTTACACCACCATCCACCCATGCTCCTTTATCCATAAAGGTTCTGGAATCAGGTAAACATTGCGGCTGTACTATTCCAATGGGAATGAGCATTGATGAACTCCATCAGGTCATCGCCGCCCGAAAAAAATCCGGCAAAAATTACATGTTTTTAGAAACTACCGTATTTCAAAGAGAGTACTTCTATGTTAAAGAACTTATGGATAAAGGTGATTTTGGAAAAATTCAGTATATGTCCTGCGCTCATTATCAAGATATGGAAGGGTGGCCGTCCTATTGGAATGGTTTTCCTCCACTCATGCATCCGACTCATGCCATCGGTCCATGCCTCATGCTCTTAGGTGCGTATCCAGAAAAGGTTTATGCTAAGGGTTCCGGTAAAATCCGTCCAGAATTAGAATCAAACTATCAAAGTCCTTTTGCATTCGAATCTGCATTGGTATCGCTTAAAGATTGTGATGTTACTATTGAATTAGAACGCTTCCTTTACGGTGTTGCCAGGAGTTACGCCGAATGTTTTAGGGTTTATGGTGAAAAACGTAGTTTTGAATGGCAACAGCTTGACGATGAAGATCCGGTTATTTTTACACGCACAGGTCAGCTTGAATACAATGAAATGTATGATATAGACGGAAACGCCGAACAGTATAGCCGTGGAAGTGAAATCACGAAAGCCCGCGTCAGTATTCCTGATTACGCGCACTTGCTTCCACCCGAAATATCAAAATTCACCAAAGAAACCGTATACAACGTAAAAAACACCCACCTGTCCTTTACACAAGGAGGCGGACATGGCGGATCACACCCTCACATGGTTCATGAGTTCATTAGATCAATCATCGAGAATCGCAAACCTGTTCCTGACGATATACTTGGTGCATACTGGACCGGTGTTGGTATTTGTGCTCATCGCTCCGCAATGGAAAACGGAAAAGAAATCCAGGTACCACAGTTCCATCTGGACTAATTTTCTGGCAAATCCGCAAATACAAGGGTAGTAAAAAATATCTATGTGCCCTCCCCCATTCATAAGGGGGGAGGGACTTTTCTTCTTCAGAATAGTCTTATGAACAGGAATATCCCTACTTATGCTCAACATATTTTTTTGGAGATATTCCGTATAACTTCTTAAAACATTTATTAAAGTAATATTCATCTTTATATCCAACCATGCCAGCTATTGATGATAACGAATATTGCGCTTGATTATCATCCAACAACCGTTTTGCTTTGTCTAATCTTACCCGTGTTAAATAATCGCTGAGATTACTTCCGCTTTCCTGTTTAAACAAATGACTCAGATAAGATGAATTTACAAATAATGCATTTGCTATTTTAGACAGAGAGAGTGTATTATCCATATAATTTTGCTCTATATATCGTTTTGCATCATTTACAATAAGACCCTGCTTCGTTTCAGAGAAATTAGAAAGCAGTTCTTCAGCTTCCAAAAAACAATTTAATACATAATGCTTCAGGTCAACACCAAGTTCAAAAGCCAGTAACTCATTTAGCATTTTATCCAACTTAAAACCAGATTCCTGTATTTGCTTTTCTTTCAAACATTGCCCAAGATCAGATAAAATCCGTATTGCCTGAAAAACCATCTCCTCCCGTGTCCGCGGATAAGAAAGTAAAATCTCTACCTGATTATAAGCATTTTCATAATTACCAGAACGTAATTCATGCAGAAGATTTCCAGAAACTGTATGGTGTAAAGGAAGATCATCCAATAACGTTGGTACCTCATCCTGATAGATACAGCGTGCATTTCCTAATAAGAACCTCCACTTCAATGCCTGTATTGATTCATGATAGGCATCTGACATCATGGATAATCCCTGAAAGGGATCGGATATTCCTAAAGTTACAGTAAAGTTTAAAGTTTTCTGAACAGCATGACAAATATGGTGACAGGAAGTTGCAAACACTTTAACCGAATCAGCGTTATCCAGGGCAGTCAGCACAACAATATGATTATCAAAATCCTGAAATAGAATGCTTGTAAAAGATGTTTCCAAAATTTCCTGCGCGATATTGGAAATTGCAAATTTCCAAAGCTCCTTTTCTAATTGGGGAGCGAAAAGTTCTTCCAGACGATCAATAAGAATGGTCGCTATTTGAAACGTACCGGTGTCAGGACGAATCCCAGTCTGCGTTAGTGGGTATAAATCTAAGGAATTATAGTTTTCAGAACTTTCTATCAGCTTTAAAAGTAATTCTTTTTTATCCAAACGTAATTTCTGATTCTGATAATCAGATATCGTTTTTTTTATCTGGTTCTGGTTAGATAAAACATCCTTTGCTTTGCTAAGTGCCTTGATAAATTCACTGTTATTTAAAGGCTTAAGCAGGTAATCAAGCACTCCCGCTTCAATTGCTCCTTTGGCATAATCAAATTGGGAATATCCGGTTAAGATAATGATCTGTATTTCAGGATATTCCTTATTTACACTTTGAGCTAATGTAATCCCATTGATAATAGGAATATTAATATCCAATAAGAGTAAATTTGGATGTAATGCTTCTATCATTTCCATAGCCTGTCGGCCATCTTTGGCTTCTCCCACAATTTCAAATCCCAAAGCATTAAAATCAATACTCTTTTTAATCAATTCTCTTATTAATATTTCATCATCGATAATTAGTATTTTATACATTCATTCCCTCACATTCTTATGCATGGTTTGATGGTAGAATAATTCTAATCTCCGTGCCGCATCCATATGTACTATAAATATTGAGCCCATATTCAGCTCCGAAATGCAGCTTAATTCTGTCATTTACACTGCTTATACCAAATCCAGCCCGTAAATGATGCTTATCTATTGAGTCCTTTATCTCCATCAGCTGATCTTTACATATACCTACCCCATTATCTTTCACAGAAACAAAAATATTATCGCCAACATACCCTCCTTCAATGGAAATAATCCCAGGTTTTCCATTTGGTTTTATTCCATGATAGATCGCATTTTCCACAAGTGGCTGTAAAGAAAGTTTAATAATGGGACAATCAAGAATTCGATCATCTATTTCATAAGTAAAAGTCAGATTATCTGCATAACGGACTCTTTGAATCGCAATATATTGTCTGGTGATTTCTAACTCTTTACGAAAAGGTAAAACAATTTCTCTTTTTCCTAAAACTGCCCGATAAAAATTTGCCAGATTTTTTATCATATCACAAGCATCCTGGTTGCGTTCGAGCATCAACAGGGAACAAATACTTTCCAGCGTATTATATAAAAAATGAGGATTAATCTGAGCCTGAAGTGCTTGCATTTCATATTCCCTTTTCTTTTTTTCAGCAAAAAAGGTTTGATTTAACAGAGTTTTCATCTTTAGAACCATATTGTTAAAATTCATAGTCAAGTGACCCACTTCATCCATGCCATATGGAGCTAAATAAATATTCAAATTACCATTTGCCACTTCATCAACGGTTTGGGAAAGCCTGCGGAGCGGAAGGGTAATGGCCTTGGATTGATAAGAAACAAATATGAATGCAATTATCATTAGAATTCCTCCCAATGCAAGAGAAATTTCTGCCGCCAGTTTACTATCTCATAATTCCGACCCTTGAAAAATAAGGCTTTTCAAGGATTTTGTCAGTTACCCGTGTGTTACTCAAACTCCTCGGAGAGTTCTCCCGTTGTTTTATTATAACACACCCGTCCGGAACTTACACCTCAATGATGCGAACATGCTCCGGCTGACCGGACAGGAAAATTCCGTCGATAGTCTCAAGCATTTTCTTTCCCTCTACGGTGCGAATCGCCTTGATATAATATGACTGACCTCTCACCGCACGTCCGCAGATGCTTTCATTGCCCCATGATGCAGAACGACGGAGATTCAGAGCACCATCGCAATCAACGATCGCTCTTGTGGTCTTTTCCGGATAGATTGTGTCAGAATCGGACACCTGTTCCTCTGTTTTGCTTTCGTCGTCTCCGGATGTCTCCTGCTCTGCTGCATCGTCTCCATCACCGGAGGTCTGCTGCCCTGCTACATCGTCACCGTCTCCGGAGGTCTGCTGTTCGTTCTCCTGCTCGCTATTTGCCCCATTCTGCCCGTTTTCCGGTTCTACTGGTGTATTTCCTCCAGTGCCTCCGTTTTCATCGTCTGTGGACGCTCCTGCGTTGCCCTGCTGCCCCTCTGCATCCTTTTCATCGGTGAGGGTTGTTGCTGCTTTGAGTTCCTCTGCGGTCATCGTGCCGACCTTGTTCCCGTCTGCATTGTAGGTGTTCACGCTACCGTCGGGATTTGTCTCCAGTGCTCCCTCCGGAACATTGTCCGTGAGTGAGCCGATGACGTTTCCGTTTTCATCCCACACAACCAGTTCCTCGTTTTTTGCTGCTGCTTTCAACGCTCCCTCGATTGTCTTGTATTCCTTGCAGTCCTCTTTTTTGAACTCCGTTCCTTTGCCTAAATAGTATAACATGTTTTCGCCCTCCTCTGCTACTTTTTGAGATATTTGCTCGACGCAAATCCCACCACGTTTTTATATGCTACATACAACCACTTCACTCCGGACACATCCGTGTAATATCCATAACACTGACACGTCTCTCCGCTCTGCATTGTCGTCAAGACTTTCTTGTCTTTTCCTTTTCCTGCTCCCGACCGTAGATTCAACGCTCCTGCTCCCGTTACCTTGTACGTTCCTGCAAGGCTCTTGTTGAACCCTTTTGCGGTCTCCAGTTTCACGTTGCTATTGATTGGAACTGTCTGCGATGCACCTCCTCCGGATGCCTTTGCTCCATTGGTGAGGTTCGTCGCCACATGAGCACCATCGTTCAACAGAATGTCGCCCTCAAGCAAATACGCATCTGATGTCAGATATTTTTTATCTGTCAGCACCTCGAATCCTGCTGCCTTGAGTGCTGCCCGCAGGTTTCCGGTATAACATGCAGTGCTCACATTTTTCAGTTTCTCATTTTTCAGTCTATATCCTGCACCTTTTACGATTGCAGCAACACCGGACGAACAGTCAGCCTCGCACGGAACTGTGATTTGAGCAGGGTCGAAATTTGAATCCGCAAGGTTCGTCCAAAATGTTCCCCTGTGCGACTGACAATATCCGACCATATTGTTGACTGCTGCTGCCTTTGCCATCTGTGCAATGAGTTTTCTCGTTGCTGCATCCGGATGACGGAGAACGCATTTCCACGGTCTGTTATACCAGTTTATAACCTGCCACTCTGTTCCCGTCTGATCTCCGGCTTTTCCTCCGGAATATTTTCCTCTCTCGTCGTGTCCGCAATTTGAAATCATTTCTTTTCCTCCTTTTGTTTCTTATCTCCGGAATCATCTATCACTGACATAATGAATATAAAAGCCAGTATGAACGGAACTCCTATCCATATCACCGCCACCAATACCGACAAAATGAAAAATGTCAGTTTGACCATGATTCTGTCCTGTTTCGTTTCCTGTTCCTCGTAGTATTCCGGAAACAACTCTTTTTCCCGCTCCTCTTTTTCGGACTGCCTTTCAAGCATCCAAAAAATAACAAACGTCAAAACGAATGTAACTGCTGCCCCGATGATGTACACCGTCACCATCGTGCTCCAGTGCTGTGACATGAAAATCTCAATTTCACTCACTGCCCTCACCTGCCTCGTTCGCAATGAGTTTCTGCACCGCCTCATTGCTGTCAAGCATCGTTCTCATTTGCTCAAGAGCCTCGTCCACCATCATGCTGAACATGTCGAATGTGATGACCTTTGCAAGCCACTCAAACCTTGCCACAAACATGTCGTACACATACCGGAGTTTGAGTTTTCCTGTTCCTGCTCCCAGTTCCTTTTCTGCTTTTGTCACCGCATACAAGAGCCACTCTCTGACCTTGTTCAACTGCTTATCAGATGGCATTTTCACAAAAGAATAAATTGCGTACCCGATAGAGCCTCCCGCTGCTGCTATTGCCACGATAACAAACCAATTTTCAACGATGAATTTCATCCCTGCACCTCCTCATTATTGTCTGCATTGATGTCATCCGGTTCGTTCTCGTGCTGTTTTCCTGTATCTTTCTTTGTAACCGTCTTTACTGACTTAATGAGTGCCATCGCACCGCCCTCCACTGACAGGAATCGAAATACATTCTCTGTCAATGTTGATGGTTCAGCACCCACTCTCACAAACACTATAATCGCCACAACTGTGTAGATAAATGCTGCAAGAATCATACAGATAACAACACGATTCATGAACTGACCGGAGACTTTGTTTTTCCGCTTTGCTGCCCGCTGTTCTATCCGGTACAATTTTCTTTTATGCCGGAAATACATGCGACGCTCTGCGTTCGTCATCCTGTTTTTGTTCACTTGTTGCCTCCTTTATGTGGTTGATTCTTGCCTGTTCCCGCCCTCCTGTTATTGGTCGGTCTTAATATTCAAATTCATCCCGTCCAGTCTCTTGTGATACGATTTCAATGACTGCTCAACTATGAGAACCCTGTCGTGTAAATCCTGCACCTCTGCCCGTGTCTCTTTGTAGTCACGTTTGATGTCTTTGACATCGTCGGCAATGTTCTCCAGTTTTGTCATCATGAGTGTGTTCGCTGTCGCACGTTCCTCCGTCTCCTGCTCTGCATCCTTTTTGTCATTCCGCTTTTTATTGGAAATCCCGAAAAAGATTGCAAATGCGACGGAAATCCCGCTCAACAACAATGAGAGTTCAATCGTCACTCGGCTGCTCCTTTCCGAACGCTCCCACGTCGTCGGTGTCGCAGTATCGTCTCATGTGGTACTCAAGGACATCCAGTTTCCCGTCTGCCTCATTGACCATGTTCCGGAGTTCCTCTTTGACCCCCTCCTCCACTTTTGAGCGTTCAATCATTTCTTGCTGCTTTTTCACGATTCCGGACAACTCCTCCGTTATCTCGCACAACCGTGATATTATTTCAAGCGGTGTCATTTTACTTCACCACCGGAATATTTTTCTCCCGTGATGTATTCATATTCCTCCGCTGAAATACTTCCTTTTGTGACACGCTCTGCGATCTGTTCCTTGGTGAGAGTGCCTTTCTTGTACATTCTTTTCAGACTTTCGACAAGTATTTTCATATTAAATCAACCCCTCCTCAATCAACTGCTGTGTGTATTCGTCGATGACTGCATCTTTCTGAAACTGTGTCACGGATTCAATGATTCCTGTTGTGTTGGATGCAACAACCTCCTGCATGAGCGTCAATCTGTCATATTCCTCCCGTGACATCTCACGCTCCTCTCGCTGCCATCCGGTGATTTTCTTTCCGTCTGCATCCTCTTTCGTTGCTTTCTTGATATTGCGTCTCTGATATACCGTTGTCGGTGATGCTGTTGTGTCGAACTCCTCCGGCTGTTCTGCCTCCGTTCCGAACACTTCTCTCCATTCTTTCATGTTTTTCTCGCTCCTTTCTCTTTGAATGTTTGCTAACTATTTTCTTTAATTTCTTAACATTCACATAAGGCTTGACCCTTTGCAGGTACATGTCGTATGTGTCTGTATTGCTCAAGTAACCCATGTATGACAGAATTGCGGTTGCATCGTACCATGTGATTTTCTCTTTCTTTGCGACACGGTTGACTTTCCGTGTGCAACTCAACATGATGCTTTCCCGCAGAATCGTCTTGTCGTGATAGAACTGGAATCCCATGAAATCGAGTGGTCTCCCTTTTCTCTTTCCGGTCTTTTTCTCTGTGTAATCGAACCGGAACACCTGCCAGTTTCCTTTCATCTGCAAGTTGAACTTTTCTCTCAAGAATCTCTCAATCTCCTGCTGCATCCTGTGGAGTTCCTTTTTGTTCTTTCCGAACACCACCATATCATCCATATACCGGATATAATGCACCGCTTTCAACTGTTCTTTGATGAAATGGTCGAGAGGCTGCAACATGAAATTTGACAACCACTGCGATGTGTAAAACCCTAAAGGCAACCCGACCTCGCTCCCGTCAATTATCAGTTCGAGGATGTACAACATTCTCTCGTCTCTGATTTTCTTCTTGAGCCACTCTTTCAAGACATCATGGTCAACACTCTCGAAAAAGTGTCGAATATCCATCTTGAGAACATATTTGCAGTTCTTTTTGTCTCGCTGAATCCACCTCTCGATGTACTTTTTCCCATAATGAGCACCCCTGTTCGGTACGCTCCCACACGAGAACTCATACATCCCTTTCATGAAAATGTCATAACACGCAGAGACGACAATGTGGTGAATCACCTGCTCATAATTGTATCGAGGTTTCTCAATCATTCTCACTTTTCTGCTCGTTCCCTCGTTGATGCAGACTTTCCCGTGTCTTGATGGTTTCCATGCCTTTTCCGGATGCGGTACGTCGTACCCCTTCGGTGCAGTGTTCTCAAGTTGCTCGACGACGTTCTTGACATGTCTCTGAATGTTGGTCGGCTCTAATATCACCGCAACGTCCGGACGCTCTGTCTTGCCCTTTGCTGCTTTATGAAATTTTTGCTCAACATTGCTATGTTCTAACATAGGCTTGTACAGGTTATTGACGGATTTCTTTCCCAT